CCATTTATTTATCCTCCTGCTTCAATGTGCGGTAAAACGCATCTTCGGCGGCTTGTATAGCCTGCTTTTCAACCCTTTTTACGGCAGGCTTAAACCATGGGCGCGCCGGAATGGTGACATTTCGATCTTTGGCTTCTTCCTTGTAAATTACAACACCACTTCTTTTTGTTACCTTAACTCTACCTTTACCGGGTTCAAGGTGTTCGTATCCACGTTGTGAATGAGTACCAGGTCCTCTGTAGCCAAATTTTGTTTTTCTAACTGTCGCACCAGCGGGTCTGAAAGCCTCGCGTATGAGACGTTTTGAACGTGGCCCTACCCCGCGAATATTCTGCACATATGATCTGTGTCCTTTTTCCCTGAAATATCCGTAGTCTGACGCCCCCTTTTTCTTTTCCGGCCCGACAAAATATTTGCTATCTAATTCAAGCTCTTTTTGGCCGTCCACCATAAGCTTGTCCGACTTGCCTTTTATGAGCTTAATGCTCTGAGCAAGCTTGCCTGTTTGCCCCTTCGGAGCGGCCTGTTTTGCGGCGCGTACATAGACATCACCCGCGCCTCGTATTGCGGCGTCAATAGCCTTTTTGGACGCGGTTGTAAGCAGTTTTTTTAATTGCCCGCCGAATGCGTCTTCAATATCCGTCCTTGCCATTACGTTATTTTTGTCCTATATTTTGTACATGAAAAAGACATTATTAGCCTTGAAAATTCTGGTTTTAGTCATAGCAGTGCCGATTACTGTCTTTGTTTTGGGTACTGCGCCGCTGGGCCTAGGTCTTATCCTACTATTTTTAGTCGTGTTGCTTGGCGGTCTTTTTAATTCATTCCTCAATAAGTTATTCATATACTTGACCACCAAACCCGCAGACACAGTTACAACCCTGAAATTACGTTAATCCTTTCTTGTTCCCGCGCATAGCGCGCTTGCCCTTCCCATTCCGGTTTTTCGTAATGTTCGCGTGACGGATCAGGTTCATTTTCGCCTGCTCCCAGCCGCCGCTCGCGCTGATCGGCGCGCGCCGGCCATTTTCCGGATCGCCCATCAGCCCGCGCATGATCACATAAGCCGGGTCGAGCGGCTGAAGGCGGCTGAACGCCACCCACTCCTCGTAAAGATCGTTCGGAATCTCGTTCAGAAAATCATCGACATCCCACCGTCGGAACGCCAGCGCCAGGGCCATCTGAAACCGGCGCTCCGGGCGGGAAGCTAGTTTTTTTCCGCCTGCTCCGCGTCTTCCTTGATGATTCCGGAAAATTTCAGAATCTGGTTCGTCAGCCCGTCAACTAAATCGCACGGCCACTCGTTGACGATGGCTTTGCCGTCGGCTTCCGGATCGTCGAAGATCTTTCGGCCCTCGGCGTCGGTTAGCGCCGCCGGCAGCGTGAAGCGGTAAATCGGCTCCATGCCCGTTTCGACTTTCCACATCTCGATAAGCGTCGACCGCTCGGCTGCCGAAAGTTTCCTGATATACAGATCGTCAAGACCCTCCGTCGCGAATTCCGAAAGATCGACCTTTTTGACATTACGCGCCGACGATATGCTTGAAATTAATTTAAATTTGTCCATAACTATCCTTCATCCTCCTCATCCGAGCCGTCATCCATGAACACCGGGCCGGTGACGTTGAGCGTTACCGACATCTCGAAAGCGTTGGACATCGGGACGTTGAACGAACAGGTCGGATAAGCCTTGAACGAAAAAGTGGACTTGTCCGGGAACTCTAATTTGAAATCGAGGATATCGCACGGGACGGAGTTCATCGCCTCGATCAGCGCCTCCTGGCCAGGATCGCCCGTGACGCGATTGACGTTGAACGTAACCGTGCCGCTGGTCTTCCATGTCGCCTTCTGTTCCCTGTAGCCCATCGGGCTCTGCATATGGGTGAAATCGGCGAACTCCTGCGAAATCTGCGGTCCGCTGATGTCCTTCGGCTCGCCGATCAGGATAAAATCGTCCTCCACCTTGACGAAAACCTTTGTTCCCAGTCCTACTATGCCCTTTGATTCGTGTGTGTCTTTATCTTCTGCCATACTGCCTCCTAATTTTTTACACTTCGTACCGTTACTGAATAAGCGTTAAGCAGTATCCACTGCTGCATTACTTCCGGCGGGCCGTCGAGAATGAGCCGCCGTCCTTGCCATTCAAGCTGCTGAAACGCGTTCACGCCGTCGCGGTATCGAATCCATATCCGAAACTGCTGACGGCACGACTGTTCGTGCATCGTTTCTGCGTCCATCCCGCCGCCGAGCGGCTCGACTTTCGCCCAGACGTTCCTGGCGGCGGTTTTCGTCATCGTACCCGCGCCGGTCGCGGCGGAATACGGCGCGGCGACGTCGAGAATGTTTATCAGTTCTTTCAGTTCACCGGCGCTGGGTAGATTCATCCGATCCTCTCGTTTGCGTATTTGTACGGCGCGCATAGAAATCGCGCGCCGGCAGGGATGCCGCCGTCCGTCCTGTCGTCATAGAGCGAGGCGATAGTCATAAGCATCGCCTGGACAAGCGGCTCCTCCGGCGGATCGCCTATCCTGCCGTGGATCTCGTTTTCAACGGCGGCCTGCGCGGCGCCGATCAGCGATTGAATCAGGCCGTCGTCCGGATGCGGCGACGGATCAGATTCATCCGAAATCATGCGCAGGTATAGTTTCGCGCGGGCCAGCGTGACGGGCGGGCTTTCGCTCATTCGGTTTTCACCTCTTTAGCCCCGGCGACAGGGCTCCCCGAAGCGGCGGTCTTGCCGGCGGTCTTGCTCCCCGAAGCGGCGCTTTTGTTCTCCGGAGGGACTACGACCTTTTTCTCCGGAGCCCCTGCGGCCTTTTTCCCGCGTCCGATCACGGTCAGTTTTTCAGCCGCGCCTTTTTTGATGAGATCTTCCGCCAGGGCGGCGGGCAGGTTCAGCCGCTCGCCCTTCCGGTAATTTTTGTGCTCCATTTTCATCCGTACCTGGATTCTCATGGTCTATTCCTCCTCAAACGCGCCGTAAACGAGCGCTTCAGGAATCTGTACGGTCAGGCCGAGGCGCTCCTCCGCAAGGATGGCCGCAAGGTTCCGGGTGAAGAAATCCGCGTGTTCGCGCGAAATCTCGATAGTGGCGTCGGCCCTGTCCCAGATCGTGGCCGCCATGGAAGAACCGACAAGGAAACTTCCCTCGTCCATCGCGGGAGTCGGAACGACGGGGCGGCCCCACAGCATCCGTGGATTGACCGCCTGGGGATTGGCGAACAGGTACGATCCGTCCGTTATCTTGGTGCGTTCAATCGCGGCCCAGTCGCTTACGTTCATAACGGTGAAATCCCAGGGGTAGAAAGTCTTTTCGAGCTGCTCGCCCGCCTTATGAACCGTGTCGATCCTGGAATCGCCGGCGGCGGCCGCCCCGTCGAACGCGGTCGCGTTGGTGACGATGCCGGAGATCGTATTGTCGGATCCGTCCCCGGCAAGTATCTCCTGCTCCTCCTTCAGCTTCAGACCGTACAGAAGTCGGCTGTTGATATAGCCCTGGAGCGCCGGAGCGTCGGACAGAAGCTGTACCGAGATCGGAATCCAGTGGGCGAGCGTCTGAACGGGCTTGTACAGCATTTCAAAAGTCAGGCCGGATTCGGGCTTGGCGTCGCCTTCGGTCGCCTGGTATCCGGCGGCATTGTTAAAACTCGCTTCCCGGACGTATTCGATCAGGTTTGATGTGATGCTTATCGACGGAAACAGGTCGCGCATCGTCAGCCTCTGCGTCGGCGGCGTGATGATGCCGGGAACCCTGTAAGCCGGAACCAGGGGCTGGTTCTGTCCCTCGGCGTTGACCATGGGCGTCAGCGTCTTATGCAGGCGCCCGACGTTGATTTTGCCGGATCGTACCGCCGATCCGCCGGCGAGAGATTTGAAGCCGTCCGATGCGATAAAGATTTCGCCGACGGACTTGGTCTCGCCGCCGCCTTCGCCAAGACTGCGAAGTTTCAACGCTACGCGCTCTTCAAGATCGCCAAGCCGCGCAATGACGGCTTTCGCCTCCGTGGCGAGCTTCTCCACGGCGGTTTTGGTTTCCGCAGACGCCTTGCCGTTTTGGGCGACTTCATCCTGCGCCTTGGTGATGAACTTTTGCAGTTCGGTTTCGATTTGAGTCAATTTTACGGAAAGTTCCGTGTTTTCGTTAGACATTGATTCCTCCATTGTAAAGAAGTTTGATGATGTTTTCAGCCTTGACCGCCGCGTGGAGATCCGGCGCGGAAGCGTTTTCTTCGGCGGCTTGCCCGGCGGCAAGTGCCAGTAATTCCTTGAATTGATTTATAAGCTCTGCCGTCAGGCGTTTGTTTTTCACGGCATCGATAAGCTCTCCGACCGGCATGTCTTTTACGGCCGTAACCTGCGCCTCGGGGTTCATCGGGAAAGTGACAAGCGACACTTCCCAGAGACGAAGCTCTTTCAAGTACCTGATGTCCTTATCCCTGTCGTATTCGGCAATGACGGTCTCATACCCGATGGACAGCCCTTTTAAAACGTCCTGTTTCATGAGCGCGTAACTTTCACGCGCTTTTGTGACTCCCATCACAAGTTCGCCGCGAATCTCCAGGCCCTCGCGCGTGTCCGTCAGCGCGCCTTTGCCGATAGGCATAGCGGAGTTATGCTGGTATAGGATTGGGACTACGCCGTTGTGGTCTTTGAGCGTCTTGGTGAAAGCGCCCGGCATAATGATGTCGTAGCCTAAATCCAGATTGCCGTAGACGGCCGCCATGCCTTCAAACGTGCCGGATTCGTCAAGCGCCTTGATTGAAAATTTATATTCCTGGGTTTTAATCATTTCAGCCTCGCTATTTTTTCTGGCCGACCTTCGCCAGCTCGGAAAGGTCAAGCATATTTGATTGCACGGTAAGATCATCCGCGTCGCTGCGTGGGTTAAGCTCTTCGAGCATCCGACATTCGTTGCGTGTCATGATGCCGTTCTGCACCATCGACGAATAAAACTGCGCGCGCGCCGCCGTGTCGCCGCGCATGAGCGCCGTAAGGTTGAATTTCACGTAAACGTCCGGCTCACCGGAAAGCAGCGAGAGCTTCAGGCGCTGCTCAAGCTTCACGCAGTAGGGAGCGAGAACGTTCGTCACGAATTCAATCCCCTGCTGCTCGATGTTTGAAAAAGTCGCGCGCTCCAGGTCGCCAAGAAGGTGGGGCGGAACACCGTAAATGCGGGCGATTTCGCCAAGCTGAAATTTCCGGGATTCGATGAACTGCATATCGTCGGCGGTCATGCCGACGGCGTTGTATTTCATGCCTTCCCAAAGTATGGCGACCTTCCCGGCGTTGTCCGCGCCGCTGTGCACTTTCTCCCAGTTTTCGCGGATATTGCTCACCGCATCCGGCGACAGTGCGCCGGGATGTTCGAGGACGCCCGACGGCCGTCCTCCGTTTCGATACATCTTCGCCGAAAATGTCTGCTGCGCGAGCGCCGTTCCCAAAACATGCCGCTGCTGCTGTACGGGATTCAGCCCGATAATTCCGTCCAATGAGAAATTCCGGATGTGCATGATCTCGCCGGGCTTGTATGTACGCGTGCCTTTCGGCGTGTAATACTCGTATACCGGCTCATTGTCCTGTATGTGAACCGTCATTTTCCGCGATTCCAGCGGGTACAGGGCAATTCCGCCCTGGTTGTTCAGTTTCATGATTTCGACGAACGCGTTTCCGAACAGGTCGAAATTGACCGAGACGCTTTCCCGGAACTCCATCGACGTCATATTAAGATTCGGCGCCGTGTGAAGTGTTTTCTGCAGCGGGTGATCGGCTGCCGGCACAAGCACGTCCCCCGCGCGGCGGTAGACGTTCAGCGGCAAATGCCCGATCATAAGCGAGCGGATGCGCACGGCCGCCCAGATCGCCGAACACTGGAGCGCGGTTTCGTGATTGATCGTAATGCCGGCGTCAGAGCTGAAAATCCCCCATCCGGAGGTTCCGCCTCCGGCGGTGAACGTCCCGCCGGGATTCCACGGCGGGAAGCCGGCGGCCTTTGTCAGCAGCAGTCTGAAGGCTTTTTGAACCCAGTTTATAGCCATGCCAAACCCTCTGTTTCGTAAATTGAAGGTTTCTCCGCTTCATTCGCGATCAGCAGCGACAGCGCGTTGATCGCCGCCGCGATGCCGTCGATCCTCTTTTTGCTCTGCAGGCGATGTACTTTCACCGGCTTGATGTTCCCCGCGGGATCCTGCGCTACCGTCAGGCAGTCCGCCATCCATGAAAGAACCGGGTGTCCGCCGTGGCGGAGCTTCCGGCTGCGAACCAGTGACAAAAGCTCGGACGTCGGCTCGCTGAGCGATTTGTATCCCTGCCTGAGCTCGAACATTTCAAAACCGTCGCCTTTAAGCTCGTTCGCCAGTTTGTTCGCGCCCCATGGGTCGTACGCGATCGACTGAACGCTGTAAACGCGGCCGAGATCGTTGATCGTTTTACGGATAAATCCGTAATCAACCTGGTTGCCCGGCGTGATATGCAAAAACCCCTGGGCCGCCCAGAGATCGTACGGAACGTTGTCGGCCTTCGCGCGCATTTGTATTTCATCTCCGGGGATGAAAAGGTGAGGCACGACGAAGATTTCATCGTCGATGGGAAAAATAAGCACGAACGCCGTAAGATCGCGCGAGGTAGAAAGATCGAGGCCGCCGAAGCAATCGCATCCGGCAAGCTCGCCGGGATTGAAAGCGTCGCCGCATGCCCGCCAGTCGTCCATCGGGATAAAGCGCGTTTCCTGGCCAACCCACTGATTAAGCCTGAAGCGGCGGAAACTGTTCTGCTGCGTAGGCATCTCAAGCGCCGCCTGAAACTCCTGGCGTATGCGATCGATGGGAAGAAACGCGCCGAGCGCCGGGTTGGCTTTGTACCATCCCGTTGCGGGCTTGCGTCCCTTCGCGGGTTCTCCTTCAAGCGTCCAGTCGTCGCCCTGGTCAAGTCCGTAGATGCAGGGATAATAGCTGGGATCGCTGTACAGGCCGTCGAGTATCCGCCGCGCGTACTCATGCTGTTCCTCGCAGACCTGCGATTCTCCGATAACGCCGGCAGTAGTGATCGAAAAAAGCAGAGGCTGTTCCCGCGTCGGGCTGCCGTATCTGAACACGTCCCAGAGGTCGCGAGTCCGCTGCCTGTGCAGCTCGTCAAAAATGACCATGTGCGGGTTGATGCCGTCCTGGACGCCGGAATCCGCACTGATTGCCTTGTAAAAGCTGCTCGGATCGTCCTTGAGATAGATAGTTTTAGTGCTGTCCACGATTTTGCATAGACGGCTGAGAACCGCGCTCTGACGAACCATTTGAGCGGCGATCCGGAATACGATGGCCGCCTGATCGCGCGCGGCCGCAGCCGAGTAGATTTCCGCGCCGGGTTCTTTATCAAGTAATAGACCGGCAAGGGCAATGCCCGCGCCGAGCTCCGAATTATGAGTAGGCAACATGGAACGCCCTGCCAGATAAAGCCTCGAAGGACTGTCTACCTGAATACATTGCATCCCGCGATTTTCAACTGGTTTGATTTTATCAATATAACGATAATGACTTCGAGAATATGGTTTGCCCTTTACAGATCGGCATTTCTTGCGTTTCAACCCAGCAACGTTCATGTCTTGAAATGCCGTGAATCTCACAAGATACAGGGTTTCTCCCGTGCGACGCCTCCCACCTGCCGCGCTTGATTTCGACCAATCTGCGCGTTGCGTAGACTGCGCGGTATTAACTGCGTTTTTAATTCCCAGGCTCCATAATAATTCACTTACGCCTTTTGCAAGTTCCTTTTCAGTGGATACATAAATAGCCTGACCTTTCTTTCCCGCTACGCATCCATCAGAATCCATCAAACCTTGCAATAATGAAAATCGCTGTTCCCGACTCGCGCGAAGGTATTCATTAGGTATTTTCTTATCATGGAAACTTGTGAGTAAAATGTCTTTTAAATCCGGAATTCGCACAACCTGGCAATCTCCGGTATTTTTCCAGGACGACTGCGTCGAATGATTTTTGGTTATTCTTTCAAGTACCTCATCCACGTCCGATGTTTTGATTGTAATTTCCGGTTTGATTGCGTTCCCGTTACCTAACCAGTAACCATAGAGATATGAATCTACCGGCAATTTTGCTTCAGGCGTGTTAATGGCTTCCGCTGCAGGAATACGAAACCCGATCTTTTCCTTACTTGATTTTAAAAGTGACCTTTTATATAGCCATTCAGTGGTAACAATGCCGCTTCGTAGTACATTTGCGCTTCTCCATTCTCCCGCCCATTGATGATTTTCTCCGGCCTCTATTACCTCGCCATCCTTAAAAACAATATG